TAGAAAAAATTGATACAACTCCAAACACAACTAATTATGGAAAATATTTAAATGAAGTAATTCAATACACAGGTAAAACTGGTAATAATTTAACAGGGTGTACACGTGGAACAGCTGCACCATTTAAAGGAATAACTTTGTCTAACACTACAGCAACTACACATAGCAGCGGAGCAAAAGTTTTTGGATCTTATTTAGCAACTGCTATTGGAACAACTGTTCAAACAGGAGCTCAACCAGCAACTGAAACACAATACAATTCTATAACAGTACCTTTAGTATCTAATGCTTCAAGCACAGAAATAGGAGGCGGTTTTCAGTGTACAATTGGACCCGTTAATGATAAAGCTTAATTATGTCAGGAATTAGTTATAATACATTAGTTACACAGATTAGAAACTACACAGAAGTAGACGCTAACGTTTTTACAACAGATGTTTTAGAAAGTTTTATTTTAAACGCTCAACAAAGAATCATGATGGATTTACCCATGGATTCAGACAGATTCGTGGAGCAAGGTACAATGGCAACAGACGTAAATAATATTAGAGTGCCTGCAGGATCTTTATTTGTAAGAGGCGTAGAAGTATTTAACGCTACAAATTCTACTGAAAAAGGTACATGGTTAGAAAGACGTGATCAAACATTTTTAAGTGAATTTGTAGGAAGATTAACAGGTCCAGAAGGATCAACTACATCAGGAGCAGATGTTACTGGAAAACCTAAATATTATTCTATGTTTGGTGGAGCAACAGGATTATCGGATACTACATCAGGATCAATCTATTTAGCACCTACTCCAGACGCTAATTATATATTTAGAATATATTACAATAAAATGCCAGCTACTCTAGAAAGTGGTAATCAAACTAATTATATTAGTTTAAATTTCCCTCAAGGTCTGTTATATGCATGTTTAGTAGAGGCATATGGATTCTTAAAAGGTCCAACTGATATGTTGACATTATATGAGAGTAAGTATAAAACTGAACTACAAAAGTTTGCAGCAATGCAAGTTGGAAGAAGAAGACGAGACGATTACACGGATGGTACAATAAGAATTCCAATCGAGTCACCGCCTCAATAATTAGGAGATTTTTTATGGCAATAACATCGGCAGTATGTAACAGTTTTAAAACAGAAGTTTTACAAGCTTTACACAATTTTACAGCATCATCTGGTAACTCATTTAAATTAGCTTTATACACAAGTAGTGCTACTTTAAATAAATCTACAACAGCATATAGTACATCAAACGAAATTTCTAACACATCAGGATCTGCTTACACAGCTGGTGGTAAAGCACTTACAAGTGTAACTCCTGCTTTATCTACAGACACTGCGTGTTGTGACTTTGCAGATATTAGTTTTACTTCTGCTTCATTTACAGCTAATGGTTGTTTAATATATAATGATACAAATGCTGATAGAGCAGTTTGTTCTATTGCATTTGGTGCTGACAAAACTGTAACAAGTGGAACTTTTACAATTCAATTTCCAACAGCAGACGCATCTAACGCAATACTTCGTATAGCATAAGGAGACAATCCTTATGTCGGTAACCCGAACATTCACAGTAACGGTAGTAAGCACTGGTTCCGGCAATAAATATTTTATTGATGGCGTTCAAACACCTACTTTAGAATTAGTTGAAGGTGCAACTTTTAGATTTGATCAATCTGATTCATCAAACGCAACACATCCTTTAAGATTTGCAACAGCTGCAGATGCTGCAGGTGGAACACAATACACAACTAACGTAACTACAAATGGAACTCCAGGAGCATCTGGAGCTTACACACAAATTGAAGTAGCTTCCAGCGCACCAACTCTTTATTACTATTGTACCAATCATGGAGGAATGGGAGGACAAGCAAATACACCTAATTCTGATTTTTGGGGAGCAGGAAATTGGAGTGCAAATCTTTGGGGAATTGAAGAGGCATTTAATGTAGGTTGGGGTGCGCAATCATGGAATGATGGTAAATGGGGAAACCTTGCCGATGTTGATATTACACTTACCGGAGTTTCCTCTACTTCATCAACAGGTTCACCTACAATTACTACAGAAATAAATACTGGTTGGGGACAAGATGGTTGGGGTGTTGAAAACTGGGGAGCTTCTGGATTAACAATTTTATTAACCGGTGTTGAAGCAACTACAGGTATTGGAGAAGATGTAAGTTGGGGCAAACAAACTTGGGGATCTGCAACAACTGGTTGGGGTGGTGAATATTATTTAAATGTTGCAAGCGTATTAGGTTTAACTGGAGTGTCTGCAACATCATCAGTTGGATCACCAACAGCAATATCTAATGCTACATTAACACTAAGTGGTCAAAGTCTAGCTTCTTCGGTAGGTGCAATTACACCAGCAGATATTATGGGATTAACTGGTTTAAGCACAACATCATCTGTAGGTGCAATTACACCAACAGATGTAATGGGATTAACTGGTTTAAGCACAACATCATCGCTAGGTACGATAACAACCAGTGGAGGAACACTTGTTACTTTAACAGGATTATCTACAACTGCTGCAGCAGGTGTTTTAGTTCCAGCAGATGTAATGGGATTAACAGGAGTTAGTTCAACTGCATCAACAGGATCTGTTATAGTTAACGAAGGTATGGGATTGACAGGAGTTTCTGCAACTGCTAGTGTTGGTAATGTAGCACCACTAGGATATGAAGCTATTACAGGCACACAAAGTGCGGGATATAGTTCAGTTACAGCAACACAAACTGCCAATTATACAGCAGTAAATGCAGACAATTAAAATATATGTTATTGACATTAACTATAAAACAAATTAAAAAAAGATACTAATTAGGAGTACAAAATTATGGCATCAACTTA